TCCACATGAAACAACTGGAGCGGATGATAATAACGATGGAGTGGAGAGCAGCGATGCAGGAACTCCGCCCGAACCAGCGCCCGACCCATTCAGCAGGCGATTTGCCCAACTAGCTCGCGAGCAGAAGAAGTTGCGCCAAGAGCGCGACGAGATGAAGCGTCTCCAGCAGGAGTTGGATTCACGCAAAGGTACGGTCTCATCGTTTGACGACCTACAGAAACTTGCACGCGAGAACCCTTATGAGGTCATGCAGAAGCTAGGGCTAGACTACGAAGCTCTTAGCCGACAAGTCTTACAAGATGGCGAGATTACCCCTGAGCAGAAGATGGCGGGGGAGATGAAGCGTATGCGCGACGAGATAGAGGCGATGAAGGCCGAGCGAGCGGAGCTTCAAAAACAGCAGCAAGCAAAGCAAGCTGAACAACTTCAGACACAGTTCCTTGACGAAGTTAAGAACTTTGTGGACAATGAGGATGAGTTTGGTTTCATCAAGGCTAACGACGCCTATCATCACGTGGCTGAAGTAATAGAAAACTATTACAACACCACTCGAGAGGTGATGCCTTGGAAAGAAGCTGCTCAAATGGTTGAGGACTATTACGAGGCTGAAGCAGAAAAATACCTCGCGATACCGAAACTAGAGCAAAGACTCAAAGAGCGTTACGCTCCAGCGAAGACAGAGCCTGAGGCGAGGCAAGCACAAGAGGAAGAGACTGTAGTGTCTTCTGATACGCCGACAAAAACATTGACGAATACCCAAGCGCAGAGAGCGCCAGGGGATAAGTTTAAGTTGCCGTCTCGCGAGCAATCCATCAACGAGATTGCATCGAGGTACAAGTTTTTTAAGTAACGGAGAAAAGCTATGAGCACATCACTCGATTTAGATGCTGTAACTGGAGCACTAAAAGATCACTACAAGGACCTTCGAGTCCAAAACCTAGTTTACAAGGACAACCCACTTCTCGCGCTTATGCCTAAGTACGAAAAGTTTGGCGGTCAGCAAATGCCAATTCCTGTTCAGTACGCGACTGCAAACCGTCGTTCTGCTGACTTCAGCACAGGTAAGGCACTCAGCACCGCAACAGCGGTTGAGCGATTCAACATTACCCGAGTAAAAGACTACTCTTTCGCAAGCATCGATGGCGAAACCATCGCCGCTACCGAAGCAAAGAGCGATGCATTCATGCAGTACCTTACTCTCGAAGTAGACGGTGCTCTTAACGCAATTACTCGGTCTCTTGCAGTTGCGATGTATGGCGACGGAACCGGTCAAATCGGCAAGGGCACCATTAGTGGCGCATCAGGTTCAGGCGGAACAGTTACTCTGGATAGCGCTGAGCAAATCACCAACTTTGAAGTTGGCATGATTCTCAACACTGTAGCAGGTGCGTCTCTACCTAGTTCAGCAATCACCTCAGGTGTTGCGGTCAAGGTTGACACTTTGGACCGTGAGACTGGTGTATTCACATACACTGTTCCAGCTACAACGACTGCTCCTTCAAACGGTTCTTTCTGGTTCTTCCAGGATGGCGATGCTCAGAATGGTGCAACTGATCCAATTCGTATGGCGGGTCTAGGCTCTTGGCTTCCAACAGGAACTCCAGTAAACCTTTTCGGCGTTAACCGAACTAAGGATCGTACTCGTCTTGCAGGCGTAGACTTCACCGATGGCGCAACAATGCCTATCGAAGAAGCTCTTATCTCTGCAGCGGTTCGCACTGCTCGTGAAGGTGGCTCACCAGGGCACTGCTTCATGAACTTCAAGAACTACGCTGACCTCGAGAAAGCTCTTGGTTCTAAGGTTGTTTACGATAAAGTAAGCAGCAACAACGCGGATATTGGTTTCCAGGCTCTAAGCATTGTTGGTCCTAAGGGTCCAATCAAGGTAATTGCCGACCAAAACTGCCCGCCTGACATTGCTTACTTGCTTCAGATTAACACCTGGACACTTAACAGCATTAAGGCTGCTCCACACTTCTTGGACATGGATGGTAATCGTATGCTCCGCGAAGCTGGCGCAGATGCTTATGAAGTGCGAATCGGTTTCTACGGTAACGTTGCTTGCAACGCACCAGGATACAACTGCCGAATCGCTCTAGCATAAGGAGAGTGAAAGATGGCTAACCGTAGGTTTCAAGATGTTCAGTCTCTCCAGCGAGAGACTAAGATCATTACAGGTGTGGTTGGTGACGGTGTCGCTAGCCTTCCTACAGGTATTAAAACAGCAGCAGCAGCAGGTTCAGCTTTGACCCTTACGCTTGATGACAAATACAATGATTTAGTTGGTGCGCATCTAACAGCAAAGTCTCTCACAGGAACTTTTACTCATGTAGAGGCTGTGGCTTTTAACACCAGCAACACCGTTGTGTTCACTGTTGACAACCTTAATGCCGCTGATGAGTTCTACGTGACGTTGTTCCTCAAGAACACTAGCGTGGACCGATAATCATGAAGGGCAAAGGCGATAGTCTTGCTATGATTCTCCTGAAGGCTAAGGAGAAGTCCGGGTCTTCTAAGGAAGATGATTACGCAAAGGCTAGGGAAGACTTAGCAAGCAGAGCAACTAACGCTATGAAGAATAGCGATGGTGCCGAGCTGATAGCGGTTATTAAAGATATGGCCGCTATCGACGCTGAGTAAGGAGTGGGGCAATGGCGACGTTCAGTGAGAGTACTTTAATCGAGCGTGCGCGTCGCCGCGCCGACATGGTGGGAAGTGACTTCGTAACAGATCCAGAGATTAGGGATTACCTAAACTCTAGCATCTCTGAGCTTCATGACTTTATGGTCAAAAGCTACGAAGATTACTTTGTCTCTGAGCAGACCTATAGTGCTCCTTTAGGTTCTGCCGGAGCCAACCTACCTGACGACTTTTACAAGGCTCTGGGTGTGGATTACACCTCTGGAGGGACTACGTCCTCACTCAGAGCTTACTCCTTTACAGAGAGAAACCTCTACAACTCCCCTTACGCTAACATCAACGAGCTTGCTTTCCCGATGTATCGGATTGAAGGCAACAAGATTAAATTCATCCCTGAAAACTCGCAGTCAGGAACCTTGGTTCTGTACTATGTCCCTGTTGCGACTCAGTTTTCCGCTACAGTCACGGAGATTACCAATGTAATCCCTGGCTATGAAGAATATCTGGTTGTTGCTGCAGCGATTCGTATGCTCATGAAGGAAGAATCTGACTTTAGGGCATTGGAGAATGAGCGCCAGCAGCTTTCCAGTCGTATCATTAGGGCGATTACTCCTCGCGATACCAGTGGTTCTTTCTCTATTCGCGATGTTCGTAAAGGCAGGTTTAGGAATAACCTAACCGTTTGGTACTGAGGTGAGTCATGAAGGGGTTTTCTCCTGAGCTACAGACGGACACTCAGACCACCAATGTTCAGCAATTAATCAAGAAGTTTGCAGACGGAGTTTCTTCCTCGGCAATCCTTGATGGCGTTTTAATTAAAGACGTTAAGCTAACCAGTGGTCAAAAGAATACGGTGGGTCATCCTCTTGGCCGTCCAATCAAGGGCTATATACCTGTTAGGCTAAGTAACACCACTGTGGTATATGATTCTCCAGGCGCTAATCCTCGTCCATCGAAGCAGTTTATCGTTAGCTGCACAGTAGATGTTACGGTAACTTTCTGGGTGTTTTGATGCTGGACAAGAAAACCATATCGCTTCCGTTCTCTCTTGGCATAGACCAGAAAACCTCTGATGGCACTGCTAAGCCTGGGGCTCTCGAGTCTACCTCTAACTCGTGGTTCGATAAATCAGGGAACATCAACAAGCGTAAGGGTTTCTCTGAAATAAGCAATGCCAAAGGATATGACCCAGCGTCGATTAACGGGCCAACAACTGGAAATATTAGTTCTGGCATGAATTCTTATGCCTACAATGAAGACTTACTTATAGCAGATGAAAACTTTCTCTATCGAAGAACTGCCGATGGTAAATTTCAAGACGTCGGCAGGGTAAGTCCATACACTTACTCTCGAGAAAAAGTCGCTGTAAGCGAAGACAGAAAAGTTGGATGTGTCAAAATGGAGCGCGTTCAATCTTCTGGGAGATACTATGACGTCATGGTTTGGGCTCAGGCTGAGCCTGTTAAGTTCCCTACCTACGAGCTTATGTTTGCTGTAAGAGATGTAGATACAGGATCCTTTATCCGAAGACCATATAGATTTTCATCTATAGCAACAGACGCCACAGACCCCTTTGTGGACAATTTAGCCAAAGCTCCATGTATTCGTCTTTTGAAAATTTCTGACTCTATATTATTCGTGGTGTTTAATTATGCGAACAATATAAAATATTTCAAAGTACCAGACTTCATAAATAACAGTTCTTCGTCTGTTATACCTGGAGCTATAGACACTCTTTATGATGGTGGCTCACCGGCTTCTCCTATTTTGCGTCATTCTGTTTTTACTGATTTTGCTATAGCTCATTATGAAGAATCATCAACTGATTACATTATACTTGCCTATACCACTGCAGGAGCATCTCCTTATCATAACCTCATAAAATACGAAGTATCTGGCGGTTTTCTAAATCACAGTGTCGAGTCTGAGGTTTACTTAGATCCATCTGTAACATCCAGTATACCTTTAATTAGCGAATCTTATTTTCGCACAGGCAATTCATATCTCCCAGGAATCCATCTGCACACTAATAGTTCAGGCGATTATTCTGTTATGCTTAACGCCAGCGGAAGTTCTATTGATGCCAACTTACAAGCAACTCCGTATATTCAGGCATTCAACCCGTCTACTTTGATTCAGTCAGATCCCGCTGTGACTCACGCAAAGTTATACAACAGAATCCTAATGAATGGGTTTGCTTATGGGTCAGGAACTGATTACCAGCATATGGTAACTTTGGCCTATGCAGGCTCTAAAGACCTTGGGGGGACAACATTCTCTCCTCAGCAATCTTCGTTCCCATCAGGGTTCTATGATACAGGCGCTGCTCTTTACGGACTTAGGACCGGTCTTAAAAGTCAAATAATAGAGGTTGCTTCCGGTGCTGTCGATGGAGAGGGTTACGCATATATATATCCGCAACTCAGTGCAGGCACTACACCTGCATATGTTTGGGCCAATGTAAAATCTGGTGGAGGGCACACAAGCCACCTGCATCTAACTGTTATAGAGCCAGGGTCAGGATTTGCTGCTCAGCTTAACGCTAATGGCGACTATGAGCTATCTAGTGCAGATATTAACGATATAAGAGATTGGATAAATAATCAGGTGCCAGCAATTAGCTTTGCATGGCTTTCGAGCCCTGCTCCTGTTTACGGGCTAAACCCACAGGAGGACGATCGAGGGCTTTTAACATCAGTCACTAAAGTGAGCGTTAGCACTAAGACCTCTGGCCCCTACGTTAGTTTTGTTCAAGATCTTTATCAAAACGCATCTATTGTATCTGATATTGCAAATAACTATTTTGCGGCGGCAAAGACAAACTACAATTACGGATCATTTAATACATTTGAATTTATATCTGATGAGTACGGCGTCACCTATGCAAATGCCCCTACCTCAGATTGTTCATCAACGACAATTAGTGAGCACAAAAGTATTGTTAACCAACAGTTAAAACTTTTTTCTGGAGTCTCTAACGCTACCTACTTCAACGTGGCGACAGAGCAATCAATAGTTTATGGAAGCAATGGATTGGTTAACGAGTTCATAGGCTCTAAAGTAGCAGACGATAATTCTCCGTCTCAAAAATACATAGAGCAGACATTTTGTCCTGCCATATGCACAATGAGGAAAACTCAGCCGTACGAAAGATCTTTGCCAGGTGTTAATGCTGGCTCTACTCTTTTAATTGGTGGCGGAACTCTTTTCTCTTATGATGGCCAAAAACTAGTTGAAAACGGATTCTACGAAGCACCGTCTTTTAGATCTGTTCAAGCGGCAAGAGTGGATGCGGTTACATCTAAACTCGAATCTCCTAAAACTTATTTTTACGCTGCGGTGTTTGAGTACACTGACGCCAAAGGCAACCTTCATGAGTCGGTTCCTTCTGAGGTGGTGGAAGTCGCAACTACTGTTGATGGCTCTGACCCTGAGTTGGCGGCTATCCATGTTCGTATCAACGTCTGCGATGCAAACAGAAAAAGAAATTACACTCGAGTAGCTGTCTACAGAACAGCCCCAGATGGCGCTCTTCTTAAAAAGATTGCAGTCATACCGTTTAATAACGGTGATAGGTTTGTGGATTTTATGGACCTTGGTGAAGATGACAATGTTTTCACCAATGCTCCTGCTATCTACACTGCAGGCGGCGTTCTTCCTAATTTTCAGCCTGGCAGTGTTACTGACATTTGCACCCATCGTGGCAGGGCCGTGGTTGCAACACCCAGCGAGTTTGTTCGTTTCTCAAAAGTAGAGCAGCAGGGATTTTGTTACTCGTTCCC